CTTAGATGCTATGTCATTGACTATACCAGGATACAATGCAAGGGCCTTATTTAGTTCCTTTCCTAATCCAAAATCCTTCAAAATCAACTCTGTGATGTTGGTCTGTGCAATAGTCTGTACTGCTTGGTTTATGTCGCCTGACTTCTGAAACTCGTCTATCAGGAAGTTAATTAGTTTTTGCCTAATCTTTTCTGATGCGATGCCTATCGCTTCTGCTGTTACGTCTATTTTGTCGGGCATTAAACCATCCCTTAAGTATTAATTACTGTTAGTGGTGTTGTACCAGCATATTCATCATTGTATTTTTTATTCTCATCTCGTTTACTTTTCAGTTCATCTTCTGTAGCGTCCTGATCCTGTGTAGCCATATAATCTAATCCGGTTGAGTAGTTGTTCTCAATTTCCCAATCAACTTGATCTCTTGTTTCTTTAGGATCAACGGGGAATTTCACATCTGCAAAGTTAACACTGATTTCTTTATCAGCGAATGTTCTTTTTGCATCTGTTTTAAGTACAATCTTTTCCTTTTCGAATAGGCTTCGTTCCCATTGTCGACAAAACCCTATATCATCTTCCCAGTCCATTAATAAGTCCATGTTCTTGACAACTAAACTAAATCCTGATGGTGCGCCTTTTAATTCCCAATTCAGATTAACACCAGACATCATTGATATCATATCCATTTGTTTCTGGATTAAGTAGAAAGCATTTTCAAAGTTTGCTTCCAAGTCTAGCAAGTCAAATTCTACTGCCTGACCCTGTGGATTATCGTTAGGTGTCATGAATACCGCCTGGTCATAACCCCATTTGATTTTACCTAAATCACTGGCATTTGCTATAACGATAGGTTGTTTAAAAGATGCGTATCTATGTAGCCAGTTTAAATCTGTCATTGCAATATCTATATTCCAGTTTGCATTCACGATGTCATAAGCACCACCAACCCAGCAATCATCTATAATGTTATTAAATCTAAGAAAAGCGAATGGAATTTCACCATAAGGATTTTTCATATCAGCAACACCACCAAAGGCTTCTTGTTCCTTTATAGGTACACCATTACTATTTACAATTACAAATCTTTCATCATCCCAGTAGGCCCATAATTCATCATATGAATCGTGATGATCTACAGATAACTTATACATTATAGCCTTAAAACTCTGTTTGTCTAGTGGATCACAAATGCCGTAGAAATGCCTAACTATTTCATATTTAAAGTAATCTTTACCCGCAACAATATATGGACGCATAGCAACAACGGGTACTAGCCTTGTTTGCCTTTCTGCTTCTTTCATTTGATGGTCTTTTTCTTTAGTCCAATCAAGATAACTCTCTGACATATCCCTTGTTGGTTCTTTTTTATACACAAGTGATTTTTTCTTAATAATATGTCGTGTAATTGGAATAAACGTATAAGGAAAGTCATCATTACTCTGTGGTTCTCGGTTCAATTTCTGTCTGATATACGGGATGTGGTCATTCTCGTAAAAGTCAATCAACATCGTAACGCTATCATATCGATTGTCATCTTGCTCAGCATAGTACTGTTTGAAAATTTGTTCTAATAGGTCTTTTCCGTTGTTTTGAAATATCATTATCGCCTCTGACTATAAATTTTATTTTCTGTTAATGGTGTTTTTTTATGAATATAGTATCTTGTTTCATCTTGTGTATGGTCTGTTACATCGTCCTTATCCGGTAATTCTCCGACTATATTCCCCTCTTTATCTGTCTTGAAATGATAGATAGTTGCATCCTGTATAAATCTTTTACAGTTATCTAAATGAATGAAAAGTTTTCTTTTACCTGATGCTGTTAAAATATAACTTCTAACTCTGGAAACAGAGTTTAATATTCTTGGATTGCTAACCCTTATGTCAGGAATTATATTATAGACGCTTAAACCGCTTCTAATTAACTCAAGATTCGACACGCCAGACCCTTCTTGTCTATGTTGGTTTGCCTCAGCACCAACTACTATCATTGCATTTCTAGCGTTAAAAGGTGGTTTATAAGTTTTTCCATTCTTAACAATTGGTTGCCCTGAAAGAAGTTTACAATATTCTTCTGGCTTGATGTGATTTCCTACAACCTCATAAAGCCTATAATGTGTATCGTTTAATCTATCATATTGCCAGTATCCGATTGACATATCGTGAGACCAACCAAAATCCATTGATATTGTATTCTCAAAATCAGAATTGTATTCAAATCTTTTTAAATTTCCACCCTCAATATAATTTCCATTATTATCTTGTGGAAAGTCGTAGTCAGCATAAACTACTTTTGAATTTTGAGGAACCCACTTACCCTCTAGCAGTCTTTCTGCCGTGCGTTTATCTAAAATATCATACATTCTTTCAATATAACCAGCGGGGATATTTTTCTTATTATTCCTTAAATCAGAATATACGACTGTCGCATTTTTTATCTTAGTTGCAGGATTTCTAAACTTATTATGCAGCCAATGTAAATTACCCTCTTCTGGAGGGTTGCATATGCCAACTAATTTATTGTTGATTATACTTATTTTAATATCTTCTATTTCATCGTCATATTTAAAAATAAAACCATCGTTTGTATCTACCCAATCTTCATTAGATAAACCAAAGTCTTTATACATTTTATCAGATACTTTATTGAGATATTCGCCATTTATTTTTATTTGTTTTGTTCTTTTGTCTTTGATTAAATAATAATCACCAAACTTTTCATAATCAACATTATTTAGATTTTCGTCTTGTATTTTCAATTCTGTCTGTCTTGTACATATAGTGTCAAAACAATATTCCGCAACTTCTTGTATTTCATCAATATATACATTAGAAAATTCAGAGGATAACCATTTATTTATGGTGTTTGCGTCTAAATCACCAAATATAACGGTAGAGCCCCACGAATAAGTTATTTTTGGATTTGATGAACGGTTAACGGTAAAATCCCTACCTTCAACATAATGGAAAAAATTAGTTAATATTTCAATGTATTTTAAAAATGTAGTTTCTTTTAATGATTTCAAGGTTTTACGACCTATAAAGTTATTTATTCCCTTGTACTTTTCTGCTGATAAGTGGCAGTGAGTACAAAGAAAATAAGAACCTCCAGAACGTACTGTACCAGTATCTAAAACTAAATCTTTTTTAGATATTGCGATAAAATCGTTTATTTGATTCTTATTTAATTTTATTTCAAACTGCTCCATCAGGAATACCTTTTATATTAATCTGTATTGGAGTTTCTTTTTCATGTTTCTGTGGCAACCTAGAGTAACCTCTTTCGCCACCTTTATTATTAAGCGTGTATATTGCCGCCATTAGATTATCATTTTCTTTCATTTGTTTTCTAACAACAGACTCTGCCAAATCTAAGTCATATTCTTTTGCAATTTTCAATGCCGCTTCAACATCCTTTTTAAATTTCTCATCACTATTCTTGTAATAGTAGAAATTACACCGCGGTATTTTTACTCTTTTACATATTTCTGTTATTGTCTCGCCAGTTTTTAATACTTCCTCAATAATCAATTCTTTATTTATTGTTGCTTCAGTATATTTCATAATTCCGTCTCAAAGTTAAATCCAATTGTCCAACAGTCATATGCTATCTTTTCAAAGTCAAACGCACCAACTTGTCGGGCAAACACTAGTTCATCCTGGAAGAAGTAGAAAGGATAAATTGAATAGTCACTAGTTACCTTCACTTCATCACCAAATGTTTCTATTGTTGCCTTTTCTGTGTCACTTGAATTCTGATAGTTGTATGTGTAAAATCTAGTCTCTGATGTTTGAAATTCAGTACCGAATTTATATCCGGATATGTTTTTATTAACTATTCCACCGTATGCTAAAGATTCCCTTGTTCCAACTAATTCTGGATTGTGAGATAGTTCAAGATATTTGCCTAGATAAATATTACCTATAGATACATTGTTTGTTAGTGGGTCATTTACAAATTGCAAACGCCAATATTGAGCATCATAAGAAGCAAACTCGATAATATCATCCCTTGGAGATACACCAGAAAAAGCAGTATTATATGTTACATCATCAATAGAATAAAGCAACGATAAAGTAACGCCTGAAATATCTTGATTACCAAGTATGATGGAATTACAGGTCCGTGATTCTCCGAGGTCGAAATCCAGGTAAGTAGTTCCAGTAAACCCAGTGTCCTTGAATAGTGAATTCTTACTTAAATTATTCAAGTTGCTTTCAGGATAATTAGCATCAGCAGTTCCAGAATAAGTTATTGTTGCGTCTTTTAGATTTTCATAATAAATTTTCATATCTTACTCGAATTGATCTAATACTGTGAATTGCACCGTATTTCCGTAACCTTCAAAGTCTCCAATTTCAAGGTATGGCTGAACTAAATAAGTTCCTACTTCGTCAAAGTCACCCGCTATTGACTGATATTCATAATAGTTAGTGCCTGATACAGAAGGTGTCCATTGTCCCGTTGCACCAGAAGGTTTCTTGTAATATAGTGTCTCTGTTGTTGCTGTGGTAATGTCATTCTGCATATCTATTCTGATAACAGTACCAATATCATTTTTATAAATTTTACTCAAGGTCAACCCCACTTGTTAATTCAATTACTTCCAAATATCCACTTTCAAGTTTTATATATTCAGTTAAATTTCTGTAAAATACTGTTAATTTCGGCTCTGTAGATGTTCCGTTCTCGGAGAAAAAAACATTTACATTAGAGGATAATGATGCAGACCATGTAGGTGGTGTGTCTGTAGCATCGTAGTTACTTCTTGTGCCAAATTTAGTAATTTCTTCTCTGCCTACTTTAGACCTACCAGCAGCGTTCAAATTCCACGAATTATAAGAACCTGTAACAATATCGTTATATGCTATTTCATTGCTCAATAATAAACTTCCAAATGTAGCATAATCGGCATTTACTAAAGCGGTGTCACTTGCTGGTGCTGTTTCATAAATTCCCGTGTCTGGGGTACAGGTTAGACCATCTGTTTTCGTATTAACATACAAACTCACATTGGCGTTGTATACGTTTTTGTCTGAATCCAAAAGCAAAGTGTCGAACAAGAAAATACCCCTTGTCAACTGCGTCCATTCGCTTGTATCACTATCGGATTGTATATCTATTGCACTACCTAATATTCCACTATCATCACTACTACTACCAGCGGCATTTACTAAATTAGTAAAAGTGTCTCCAGTTGGCTCTGTTTGCCTTGTGATACCATCAACCGCATTTAAAGTTACATAATAAATAGTAAACCCACATATAGTTACTGGATAATCAGCATCACCTGAGAATAATTCAGAATCACCACTTACTTTCACATCAATAGGGTTCATGTTGACATCATGTCCAGTTCCAATATTAATCAGGTTATCACCCGTGAAATTATGTTTTACTTCAATATCGGACTTTTCGTTTACAATCCATTCTTCACGGTATGAACCTTCGAATATTCTAATCCGTCTAGTTGCCTTTGGTGAATTGAATTCTATTACATTATCTTCATAATCTGGTGTTGATTTGATTATTGGATTGTAGAAAGTTTGCAGAACACCATCTAAAAATAATTGAGGTGTATATATACATTCTTTTCCTTCGTGTCTAACAGTGACTTGTTCACCATCAACTTCACATTCGAAGAGGTTATTGTCTATGATATATTTCCCATAACTAGAATTAAATTTAGCAATTATTCTATTGCCTTGTTTGTCAACCCGTGGAAGTCTACCAATTACCGCTATTTCATCGCCTGTGATAGTATCACGGTATATCTTAGTACATGGATGTTCCTTGCAATAGTCCTTATGAAATTCGACATAATCAGGATTGTATTTGCCTTTTAGAATCTCTTTTACAAACTTGCTGGTTACTTTCTTTTTACCTGTTACTTTTTTCATACTTCATAACCTTTTATTTTCATATTAGTACCTTTGGTAACTGATATAATTAGAAATTGTTTTCCTATAAACCCTTCATCATTGCATTTAATAGGCATATTTGTAAATTCTACCACATCACCCAACTCTAATCTATTGTAAGGGATGAAATTACCACCGTAATAATTGTGATTACCAACTAAGGGAAGTTCAACCTCCACGATATTGTGAGCAACTGACCAGAAACTATCAGCATCATCTTTACAATAGAAATCTGCTAAATATCCAACTGTAGTTGGGTCAACTATAAAGTCAGTTTCCTTTGTCGTGTTGGAAACGAAATTATATACGTCTTGAGATCCTGTGTTGGTTCTGTCGTCCTCTCGCTCTATACTTGTTTGATATGCTTCACCTTTTTTGTATTTGAGTTCAAGTTTATTGATAATATCATCAAGTTTTGTCTTTGAACAAACTGGCAAACTGCAATCATCTCCATTAATCACCATATCCGTAATGTATGAATCCTTGAAAGTTGACATACTAGGATTGTTTTCATAATCCCACCTTACAACGGACTTACAATCACCTGCAAGATTATCCAGTAGTTCTCTTGAATCTATAAATTCATTAATATATGGTGCATATTTCCAACTTGTCAATACTGATGCCGAAGCCTGGAAGTCAGTTCCAATATCTGTTATGCCTAACTCATCAACAATTACGTCTGCAATTATATGTGCCGGGTTTTCCAATAAATCACCAGTTGATAAACCCGAGAATTTACCCGCTAAGGTTGAACTTGCTTCCTTACCTTTGCAGGCTATGTATAAATTATCAACCCTTTCTGGTGCTAGTTTTATTTGCTTGAATATCATGTACACTTTAGCAGTAGATGTTTTTCCTGCCACTGCATCTTGTATACAT